ACAGAACTACCGCCACCAATACCAAAGTCGGATGCGGAACGAGAAGCGGATAAAAATCTAATCAAAAAAATACTGAGTAGACAAGATTCGGTTTTACAAGAAGCGGTTACTTGGTTTGTAAAAAACGCTCCCATAGACGTATTAGATAAGTGCCGATGATGGGGATATTTATGAACGACAAAAGACAATTGTTATGTACTTTTTCTACTTGTGATTTATATAAAGATACGATAGAGAGATTAAAAGATTTTTACGATGTAATCAACAATAAGTTTTTCGTTTTTGTTAACGGCATCGACCCAAATGTGGTATACATTACCTACAATATAATTGCCGGACATTCCTCAAAATATCCTAATACCATTTCAGTTCACAGAAAAAAACAGACAAATACGATATATACATTGAACGCAATGAATCAGATTATCAAAGATGAAAATGGTGGCAATTTTAATAAAGAGTTTTCTGTAAAGTGGGAATTATATAAGGACTCACTTATTTTAACTGGCGAAGTTTCTCTCCGAATTATTCCCATAAAAATTCTTGTTATTATAAGTTGATTTTCATTTGATTTTAGCGTATGGTTAATATGTACTTAGTAAGGCAAGATTTAACCAGTTAGTTAATGATTGACTTACTAAATTAACAAATTAAACATTTAAGGACTTATATGCCTATTAATACAGATGCAATCAAAGCACGTCTCAAATCCCTCGAAAAGAAAGACAAAAAAACAAAAGACGCTATTTGGCGCCCCACTGAAGGAAAACAAATAATTCGAATCGTTCCCAATCAACATAATCTATCGAATCCATTCATAGAATTGAAGTTTCATTATAACTTTGTTGGAAAGAATTATCTTAGTCCGGCTAGCTTTGGCAAGCCAGATCCGATAGTTGAATGTGCAGAAAGAATGAAAAGAAGCGGCGACAAGAAACAGTGGTTCGCTGGCCGCAATCTCGAACCTAAGATGAGAACGTTCGCTCCTGTTGTAGTTCGTGGTGAAGAGGAAAGGGGCGTTCGACTCTGGGGTTTTGGTGTCACAATCTACAAACAATTGTTAGATATGATCAGCGATTCTGAATATGGTGATATCACCGACTTGAATGAAGGTATTGATATCGATGTCACTTTTGTCAAAGAACCTGTTGGTAAACAATATCCAGAAACAACGATTAAACCAAAACGTAAATCTAGTCCTGTAATCGATCCAAAACATCCGAAGGTTAAGGAACTGATGACACTCGTTACGGAAAAACAACCAAATATTTTGGAAGTTTATGAACCAGCTACATACGAAGAGTTGGCTACGGCTCTTGAAGAATATCTCAAAAAGAGTTCTGAGGGCGAAGCTGAGGAACCAGCAGAAACCAATGTTGCCGAACCAAGTGAAGAACAGCTTGATAAGGCTGGTGCGCCAACTGTTAAACCAGTAGAACCCGTGGTTAAAGTAGATGTCACCGAAAAAGAATCCGTTACGGAAGAAGTAAAATCTCCTAGCGCCGAAACTGCAAAAGGTAATGTGGATGAATATACAAAGGCATTCGCTAATATCTTTGATGATCAAAAGTAAAATAACTTGAAACGGTGCCCAAGGATGGGCATCTTTTCATGTACATTTTTGAAAGGAAATTTCTATGAAAAAATCTTCTACGCATGTGGAACATACAGTTGGGTCCACTGATAAAATTGAACGGGATGAACTAGCTCAACTTATAGCTGATTCTTTGAACAAAGTATCTAAAGAAGGAAAAATAGCCTATTTTTTGGATGAACAGGAAGATCCATCTATGGTTGTAGATTGGATATCCACCGGCTCTACACTTTTGGATTTGGCTATTTCAAACAGGCCCCGCGGCGGTCAACCTGTTGGTCGTATGGTAGAGTTGAATGGGTTGGAAGGAACCGGAAAATCTCTTATCGCTGCTCATTTATTAGCTAGCACTCAAAAGAAGGGTGGTATCGCTGTTATGATTGATTGTGAAACCTCCGCGGCGCCACAATTTTGGACCGCTGTTGGAGTAAACCTTAAGAACTTAATATATGCCCCTCTTACGACAGTAGAAGAGATATTCAAGTATATTGAAAATATTGTTGGTATAGTTAGGAAGGCAAATAAAGATAGATTACTGACCATCGTAGTAGATTCTGTGGCTGGAGCTTCAACTGAAAAAGAATTGGAATCCGAACACGGAGTAGATGGATACAATACGGCTAAATCGATCATTATATCCAAAGCTATGAGAAAGATTACTAATCTCATAGGTGAACAACGAGTGTTGATTGTATTTACCAACCAGCTTCGTATGAATATGAACGCTATGGCGTTTGGAGATAAGTATGTTGTTCCCGGCGGCAAGGCTCTCGCGTATCATTGTTCTGTTCGTGTTCGTCTTAATAGTATCGCCAAAATAAAAAAAGATGATGAAATTGTTGGTATACACTGTAAAGCTCAAGTGGTGAAGAACCGTCTTGGTCCTCCACATCGAACTGCGGAGTTTGATATTTTCTTTGATTCTGGTATTCAAGATCTTAAGAGTTGGTTGGAGTTTTTAAAGAAACAGGGTGTGGCAAAGGCAGCTGGGGCAACTTATAAGATTAAGTTAAATGAGGAAGAGTATTCTTTGTCTGCTGCTGAATTTGTCGATAAGGTCAATACCGATGAAAAGTTTAAAGAAGAAGTCTACAAATATATTTGTGATACGTATATTATGAAATATCGCGACCCAAATTCTAAAATTGATGAAAACACTACTGAATCTTCGGAAGATGATGAAAATTCAGAAGTCAGTTCCCAAGAAGATGAATAATAAAAACGTTTTATGTTAACAAATTCAGAAAAAAATACGATATTTTCCGTTTGGGAAAATATAAAAAAAGAGAAAGAAAATGCCATCGCTAATGGAATAACTTCTATTCAGAGGAATAGTGTTCTATTAGTCGATGGCTACTGACAATACTTTTTTGCGGGCATTTTGTTCTTTAGGAACGATGAACGAAGATGGATTACACACCGGTGGCATATCCGGGTTTTTGAAGAGTGTGGGATATGCCATCAAACTTCTCAAGCCTGAACGTTGCGTCATTGTATTTGATGGTCCTGGAGGATCTTTAAAACGGAGAAAAATTTACCCAGAGTATAAAGATCACAAAAAGACAAAAATTCGTTTAAACAGGATTTACGAAGATGATATTGGTTTGGATGGAGAAGAAAAAAATCTCAAGAAACAACTACAGAGGTTAGTATCATATCTTTCCATACTTCCTGTTCATATGTTGTCGTTGGATCACGTAGAAGCGGATGATACAATGGCATACTGTGCATTGGACTGCTTCAAAAATTGGGGTGTGTATTTAATGTCGTCGGATAAGGATTTTCTACAATTGGTGGATGATAGAGTAAAGGTATGGAGTCCCACTAGAAAGAAATTATATTCTCCTCAAGATGTGTTAAATGAATATGGAATACATCCAAAAAACTTTGTTATTTATCGAGCTTTGGATGGTGATACTTCTGATAATATTCCTGGGGTTAAAGGGTGTGGGTTAAAAACTATTATAAAATATTTTCCATTTTTATCAGAGGATAGAAAAGTGGAAGTGTCAGAAGTTTTAAAACATTGTGAGAAAAATATAAATAGTGGTAAGAAGATTTATCAAAAAATATTAGATAATAAATCGGATGTAGACAGAAATTTTGAGTTAATGCAGTTGGTAGATACTGCAATTCAGACACATGCTCAGTTGAAAGTCAATGAAATATTGGATACTCAAAAACCGAAAATGAATAGATATGAATTTATTACGTTAATGTCCGAAGATAAAATGTTGAATAATATACCAAATTCTAATTTTTGGCTTAATGAGGTATTTACTAAACTTGATTATTTTATAAAATAACTATATGAATAAAAAAATGAATCGTAGTGTTCGTAGGAAGATTATGCAATATTTACATATAGACGAAGAATTATCAACGTTCAAACAGAATAAATATGAATTTCTTCAAGTTCAAAACAGCGGAACTAGTGAATTATGTAGTGGCGATTAGTAAAATTGCAGAAGAAAATGTGGAGGGATATTGTTTGAATCCAGGTTCCACTACTCCTGTTATAAGATTATCAAAAAATTTAATTAACCACAATAGAGCCAGAAGGCAACTGGCTATTATTTTGGAGGAAATGCTTCATGCTCACGCATTTCCACTGACTGAAAAAGTAGTAAGAAAATATGCTGCTAATACCTCTAAACTATTATATAAGTTTGGATGGCGTTGGCAAAAAGAAGATGACGTAAAAATGGTTATTTCAAAAAGGAAAAATAATGCGAAAAAGAAAAACGGAAAAACAGTTAGATCAAGACAAAAAAGGGCGGGAAAGAACTCGCAGATATGAAGAAAAACAAAAGGTGGAAGAAGTTAGAAAAGAGGAAACGAAACTCACAAAAGAAAACGACGACGGCATAAGAGCGCAAAAGTTTTATGAAAAGATTGAGAATGGAGAATGGGAGGAAAAATATAAATCTTATAAAGTGGATGAAAACGGAAAGTTTCTTCGTTGGGTAGATTAAGAGGGGTTGGTTTTTGCCAACCCCCATTCCCCATTTTGTTTTTGCCGATGTGCCTGTATAGAAATTAACCTGCCCATCCTTTGGGCGGCTTAGCGTACTTTTCAGTAAAACTTTTAGGAAAAGAGACTTTCGTTTCGTTTGTAAGAGGAACTCCCATTTCCACTAAAGATTCTCTGCTTGCATAATAAATATCAAGAGATAACAACAATTCTCCCTTTTCAAAATTAACTTCTACTACTTTTTGTTCTTTTTTCTGACCCCATCCGGTTTCCATGTTAAACCCAGAGGGTTTTAAGGATGCTCTTAACATAGATATGTCCGATGTGTCACAAGCGTATGTTGGGTCGCCGGAAGATAACTTCATATATTCGGTATCATTGTCTCTGTAACACCACATATCATCCTGCGGAGTAGTAAGAGAGTCATCATTGTTAAAATCCGGATCACAACAAGTTATATAAGGATAATTCCAATATGGATCTTTTGGAGATGGTATATGCTCTTCGTTTTTTATAACTATATGAGGATATATTTTTTCATTAAATATTCTTATTCCGATGACGCCTCTATTTTTTTCCAATTCATTTCCTTTTTCAGATACATACCCCCCTCCTTTTGATGTGAATTTGAATGCTCCTACGTGATCATCAGAATATCTGAATCCTTTAACTTTTAATGGATGATACGAGTCTATTACATATCCAGTACCATCTTCACTGGCTGGATTTCCATCCATAACGGATAACCCATCTACGGAACCAACAACTAAAACTCTGTTATAGGTGTTGTTTTTTATTTCTATTTCATATTCGGAACCTTCCTTGGCTTCTACGTATATTTTTCCTTCGTGATGATACTGTTTGCAACGATTGCCGTTGACTAGAATGTTGATGTCGAAATTTGGCATAATCTTACCTTTCTATTTTTATTTTAATTTATAGTAAAGCGGTCCATACAACCGATTTCGATTAATACATATCTACGGGAATATGTTTTCTCTCAAAAATATTTTACGATAAATAATCCCCGACGATATTTTTCATTAACGAGTTTATATTTGTACTTTACACCGAGACATAAAAACTTCACCTCGGTATAATATGTTTACATTCGTCGGATGGTGAAGTATTGTTACCGACAACTGTAAAGGAGAATTTATGGCAGATCAAGATGTTGATAATCTTAAAAAATACGGGCCCGAATTTCAGACAAAATGTATTTCAAGTATCTTATCGGACAAAGCTTTCATAGAGAGAATTTTTGATATACTTCATACCGATTATTTTGAGTCGGATTCAAATAAATGGATAGTAGAACAGATAATGAGTTATTTCATTCAGTATAAAGAATTGCCTACACTAAACGTTTTTAAAGTAAAAATAGATGGTATTGACAATGAAGTGTTAAAGAAATCCACCATCGAACAATTGCGTTCAGTATATGCTAAACTTACCGATTCGGATATCAAGTTTGTCAAAGAACAATTTTTGGAATTTTGTAGAAATCAGAAACTAAAATGTGCTATTATACAATCGGTGGATTATTTGAAACTTGGTCAATATGATAGTATCAAGTGTGTAGTGGATGATGCTCTTAAAGCGGGAATGGAAAGAAATTTGGGACATAATTATAAAGAGGATATTGATGTTCGCATGAGTTCTACAGCTAGAGATTGCGTTCTAACTAACTGGCCTATTATTGATACACTAATGGACGGTGGGTTGGCCAGAGGAGAACTTGGGTTTATTGTGGGCCCTACCGGTTCAGGAAAATCGTGGCTATTGGCTCGCCTTGGAGCTGAAGCTATGAAACAAGGAAAAAATGTTATTCATTTTACATTAGAGTTAAATGAAAATTATGTTGGACTTCGTTACGATTGTTGTTTCACTGGTATCGATTTTCAGGATATAAGAAACCACATCGATACGGTCAGACAGAAGATTGATAAGAAGTTTGTGCCTGGCCAATTGTTTATCAAAAATTATCCAAGTAAATCCGTCTCTCCTCATATATTGAAGCTTTATGTTGAAAGATTGCAGATGATTTCTAGCGTTAAGATAGATTTAATTGTGGTTGATTATGCTGACTTGTTAAAGCCGTTAAATGCGGAGAGGAACTCCAATTCTTATAGTGAAGCTGGTAGTGTATATGAAGAATTAAGAACGGTCGCCGGGGAATTACAGGTTCCCATTTGGTCTGCCTCCCAAGCTCATCGGGCTGCGCACGAAGAAGACGTTATTCAAGCTCATAACGTGGCCGATTCTTATAGAAAAATTATGGTGGGTGATTTCGTGTTGTCTTTATCACGAAAGATGGAAGATAAGGCTGCTCAAACCGCTCGTATTCATGTCATCAAAAATAGATTTGGTCAAGATGGATTAACATTTCCAACGCTTTTCAACTCTTCGAATGGTGATGTTCGAGTTCATGATCCGAGTTCAAAAGAAGGGATGGAACTTCAAAGAAAGATGGGAGATTCAGGCGATGCCGTAAAAGATATTATTGGCGGTCATTGGAAAAAGATTAAGCAACGTAATAATAATGGAACCGATAACGATTCGGATTGATTTATTTTAAGGTTATTTTAACAATGGAATTTTTAAGGACTGGATATGAATAAAATTAGTGTGAGGTTTGATGATGTAAAAGATCAGACAACAGAAGAGTATTTTAAAGGAAATAAGTTTTCAATAGACGCGTTTCGTAAAAAGTATTCCATAAACGATTCAGAGACTTATGTTCAGGCTTTGAAACGGGTGTGTGATTATATTGCATCAGTTGAAAAAACCGACGAATTGCGAAAATGTTGGAGCGAACGTTGGTTTGATGAAATAGCCCAAGGTTGGTGGCATCCAGCCGGTTCCATCATGCAAGGTGCCGGATCTAATAGAAAAATTAGCCTGGCAAATTGCACGACTATATCTCTTGGTGCTCTACGTGATGATGAAGAATGGGATAATCTTGAATCCATCGTTAGAAATACAGCATATACAGTAGCTAAATGTGCCGCTTATAGGCAGGGACTTGGTGTAGATTTTTCCCGCCTACGCCCCAGTGGAACCAAACTTTTGAATTCAGCTAATATTTCCACCGGCCCTATTCATTGGATGAAGTTTATAGACGATATAGCATATTACGTAGGTCAAAAAGGAAGAATTCCCGCGTTTTTGTTTTCGTTAAATATCAACCACCCAAGCGTGGAAGAATTTATCACGTCTAAGAGCGATTATACCAAAATACAAAATGCCAACATATCTGTTCAACTTACAGAGGTGTTTTATAAAGCTGTTGAAGACGATAAGGATTGGGAAATGTCCTTTGTTACTCCGGAGGTCAAAAGAGGAGATAAAGTTTATATTGATGAACACAGCGTAGATAAAGATAGCCACAGAGAAAAGGAAACGGGCAAGTGGTATAAACTCGCTACTCACACCAAGGAAGAAGAAAAAACCTCCAAAGTGGTAAAGGCCAGAAAGTTGATGGAACTAATTGCTAAAAGTATGTGCAGTCACGCCGAGCCAGGAATACAAAATATTGATATCGCTCGAAAGTATTCCAATTCGGATTACATGTATGATCCTAATGATGAATATGATAGTAGAATTATTGGTACAAATGCGTGCAGCGAACAATACCTCTCTAGAGAAAGCTTATGCGTACTAGCTTCTCTTAATGTAGGAAGATTTTCAGGTATAAAAGAAATTTATATGACGCAGCTGGAAAGGATCGCTCCGTCAATGAATAGATTTTTGGATAACGTCAATGAGTGTGAGTTGGTGTATCAAACTTACGCCACTCCACATCAGAAAATGGCGATTGAAAAACTTCGCAGAATAGGTGCTGGAATAACCAATCTTGTTGAATGGTTATTTAGAAAAAAACTTATCTATGGAACTACAGAAGCTAATAACGAGACAGAAGAGTTTGTTAAATACTTCAATTATTGGCTTTATGTTGGTTCTGAACAACTTGGTCGTGAAAAAGGAAATTTTGGATTATTTAAAAAAGATAAGTGGAATGTTTCTCCGTTTGTAGTTAGAACTATTGAAGAGTCGAAAAGGATTGCCGAGCAGTTTAAAACGCCTATATTAAAAGGAACCCACGCTAGAAATGTTACTTGTTCGTCTATTGCTCCAACGGGAACGCTTTCACTTATGTTCCGTGATATGGTTATGAGTTATGGTATTGAACCTGCTTTTTTCTTGTATTTTTGGAAACGAACAAGAATGTCGGGTAAGTATGAATATTATTTTTGCGTCCCAAAAGCAGTAAAAGATGCTTTTGGAGAAGCTGGGGTTCCGATACCCATGCAATCGGACACAATCCAAGATGATTGGGATGGAAAACATGGAAAATCTATTGCAAAGTTTATTGATGAAAACTTGGAAAAAGTTGGTATAAAGAAATTTAAAACTTCCACTGAAATCGATCCTATGGATAAATTGCAGATGATGTCACAAGTGATGAAATGGGTTGATTCATCTATTTCGACTACCTATCTTTTGCCAGACGGATCAGATTGGAAACTGGTTCAGAAGTTTGTTTTGGAATCCCATAAAAAAGAAGTTAAATCTATAGCCGCATTTCCTGATAAGAAAATGTATGGAATCGTCACTTCTATCTCTTTCAAAGATCTAGCGATCAAGTTGAAAGAAGAAGGTATTGTTATACATCCTCAGAATTTTTCGGATGATGAATTAAAAGAATTAAATATTTCAAGGCAAGAAATAAACACCAATTGTAGTGGTGCTCCAAAACGATTACATACGTTAGAGGCTGATATTTATACGGTGGTGGTGAAAGGTCAAAAATTCGTAATAGTGATAGGGATGCAAAACGGAAAACCGTATGAAATTTTTGGCGGCCATCTGGATGGATTGGGATTGAAATGTCCTCACAAAAAAGGAAAAATTACGAGGGTGAAGAAATCTCAATATTCTCTTGAGTTTGATGATATAACAATTGAAGATTTTTCTAAACAATTTACACCAACAGAACAGATTCTCTTTCGTTTGGCTTCTACAAGTCTTAGACACGGTGTTCCTATAATATTTGTAGTTGACCAACTTCAAAAAGCTACGGAGGATATAACTTCTATGGCATCTGCTGCAGCTAGAGTGTTAAAAAAATACATAATTGATGGTGAAACTGCTCATGGTCAGAACTGCCCATCGTGCGGTCACATTCTGGTGTATATTGATGGTTGTGTGTCTTGCGGAAATTGTGGATACTCCAGATGTAATTAAAATCAAAGAACTTCCATTTATTCTAAAGTTTTATATATTTATATGTTGATATATGGTAATCGAACTCACAACAGTATTAGAAATAATCCCTCCTATAATCGCTGCGGTAGTAACTTACATTATCGCCAGTAAAAAAGCCAAGATTCAATATGCTAAAATGATGACGGATATTCAAAGTAAAGCTATTCAAACTGTCGTGAGTGAAGAAGAAAAAATGCGTAAAGAAATTTGGGAAGAACTGAAAATCGTTAGAAAAGAAAACGAATTTCTTAGACTGGAAATCTCTGAAATTAACAAAAAATTGTATAATTCTGGAGAATTGGTAGAAACATTGAGAGAAGAAATCGCCGTGCTTAAATCTTCTATTGCAGTTTATAAAGAAGAATTGAATCGTAAAGATAAACGAATAACGGAATTAGAAACGATATAAGGAGAGTAATGATATGAATTCAAAACGTCAACAAAAGGTGTTCATTGTTAATGAAGTAGAGACTGATATTCCGCAAGCTGAAAAAGAAGTTTTGATTCACCACTCCGACGCCTCAATAGATACCTACACAGATTATAAAAAATTATTGTATAAATTACACAAAAGTTTCAAATTTCAATACGCAATTGGTATTATTCATGAAAATGGTTCCAAGGCTAAACCATCAGTCATATCAAGTTTTGTAAGACAATTGAGCCCAGAAATACGGATTATCATCTATAATTCAATTGACGGTTTGAAACAACAACTTCAAGAAATAAAAATTTGACATTAGTAGTTGAATCGGTTATGTTATCAACATGTCTATCGAAGGTTATTTCGATCCAACTAAATTTATTATAAAAGAAATAGATAAATCTTCTGCTGAAGATATGATCGTAAGGCATCATTACACACATAAATGGTCATTATGTCAAGTGGCTTATGGTATTTTTTATATTTCAGAAGAAGAATCGGATTTTTTTGATGCTAAAGAAGAAATCCTTATAGGATGCATGGTTTTTGGTCATCCTGTCGGTAGAAGTGCTGCTGAATCGGTTTCTGATATCATCAAAATTGATGAAGTTTTTGAGTTGACTAGATTGGTTTGTTTGGATGGTGAAGAATATGGAAAGAACTTAGAAAGTTATTGTTTGACTTATGCTTTAAAGTTGTTGAAAAAATCCTTTCCGAATATCAAGGCTCTCATTACTTATGCGGATGGAGAACAAGGTCATAAAGGAACGATATATCAAGCCTGTGGGTTTTACTATCAGGGGAACTCTTCTCTAGCTTTAATGCCTAATTATTCTATTTCTTTGATTGGACCTCCAAATTATAACTGGATGCATTCAAGAACGGTATCTGCCACATATGGTTCTCATAATGTTGAATATTTAAAAAAACGAATAGGCCATACATTTTGGAGGAAACGAGAGTCTACTAAACATCGATATGTGTGTTTTTTATGTAATAAAATAGAAAAAAAGAAAATTCTATCTAATATCAAACATCTCTTCTACGATTATCCCAAAGAAACCCATCATATAGATGAAATTCAAGAGATTGTTGTAAATGAAAATGATAAAGAAAATCTCTTTTTTGGATGATTAACCATATTTATATTTGGTAAATTATATCGATATCGATTTATCACGGAGATTAATATGAATAAAGATTTTTTGAAAAATTTAGTAAAAGAAACACTAACGGAGATGAAAGCTGAGAAGACTGCTGATCGTCCTGCCAAGAAACAACGAATTAGAGAATCTCTAAAAAGTGTGATCGGTCAAATATTGAAAGAATACATCGCTAGTGTCAATAAACCTAAAAAATCAAAAGACGACATAGAGAAGGAACGAAAGGGATATGCTAAGGATGGTAATGTTCATTTAGATAAAACAAACGAACAGCTCAAGGATGAAATGGAAAAAATATCAAACGATATCGATAAGAGCATTGAAGTTAAGTGGGATGACCACGGAGATTTGGTTGTTGATGCTAAAGAATTATTCAAGGTTCGTATTCATCCAATGTGGGATAACAATTTTTACATTGAATCGTGGCCAAGATTGCAGGATCGTGTAGTTGCCGTTGGATTGGATTGGGAGCAGGTTAAGAATTTTGTTAAAGCCAATTTCAAACATGATAGTGAAGATATTGAAAATACTAAAGTGGACCAAGCTAAGAATAAAGCGATGGATCATCTTGAAGACGAATCTGGCAAGGGAGAAGTTCCAAAACAAGATTATGAATCCCGAACAACCATAAAGAAGGTTGGTGACACCAAGAAAGACGATAAGGATTATAACAAACCAGATGTCGAAGATGATGACGATCTTCCTGATCAACCAATGAAACCGGTTGATGTAGACGATATCAAAAAACAGAGTGATCATAAAGAGCATAAAGAAGAGCCTCAAAAACACAAGGATGATAAACGTCATATAAAGAAAATGAAGATCGGTAGAGGACGAAAACGTGCTTTGAATTAATATGAAAAAATCCGATCTTAAAAAATTGATTGAAGAAGTTAATAAAGAGGTGGAAAGAAACCCTCTATATGTTAAAGGATTTCGTCAAGGTGAAAAAGATGGATATGTCAAAGAAAAGGTTGACGTAAAAGATCAACCTGATATTTATCAGTTGGGATACAAGAGAGGTTATCAAGCTGGATTTTGGAGATTATACAGCGAAAAGTTGAACAAAGGATTAGCTGCCGCTGGAGAGTTCATGGGGGGTTTTGTAAACTTAAATCGTAGGTAAACGTTTTGGTAATAATTCATAAGAAGACACACCATTTCGGTGTGTTTTTTTATTTTCTCACTTGACATCCTATAAAAGAGTGGTATTGTATCTCAACAATGAAAACCCCGAATCTAATCAACATGGCAAATATAGACGTTACGAAAATGCTAGCGGATTGTTGGAGTCTAAAACCCAACGACCTGATTATTGACAAACTTAAATGGAAGTATATGGTATGGTCCGTATTGAGAGGAAAGAACATCCTCTTTGTTGGTCCCACTCGTTGTGGAAAAACTAAAGCCGCTCAAAGTGTTTCTGAAATATTTTCTGAAATTAAAACTGAAATTGTTGATGAAAACCAATTGGACGTTCTTAAATCCGATAGAAGCATTAAAATAGAAAAAATAGAGGAAGTTTCAGATGAAAAGTAGAGTTGGAATATACTTATATCTGTAATAGAAAGTATATTATGATGGTGATTTATAAAACTATAAACCTAATAAATGAAAAATATTATGTTGGAAAACAACAAAGATATACAAAGTCATATTTAGGTTCTGGTTCAGCACTAAAATCTGCCATAAAGAAATATGGAAGAAGAAATTTTAGGAAAGAAATCTTAGAAATTTGTAAATCAGAATCCGATTTGGAAAAAAAAGAATTGGAGTGGTTGGATAAACTAAACGCTATAAAGGATAAAAACTCGTATAATTTAGTAAGAGAAACATCGCCCAATAAACATAGAAGTTATACAGACCCAAAATATAGAAAACGATTGAGTAATTCTATTAAAAAAATATTTAACACTCCAGAATCACATATTCGGTTAAGCAAACAAAATAGAGGAAAAAACAACCCGATGTATGGTAAAAAAAGATCGAAAGAGTTTAAAAAAGTGGTTAGCAAAATCCATTCGGGAAAAGTAGTATCTGACGAAACCAGAGAAAAAATACGAAATAGTCGAATAGGAAGAAAAGCATCGTCTGAAACAAAAAACCGGATGAAAGAAAGCCAGCGCCATCGTTGGGATACTATAAAAGTAAAAATGATATTAAACAACAATCACATGTGGAGTTTCGACAATAGATATGATTTTATATCTTTTATAAAAGATTATAATAATTCTATACCAAAAGGAAAAGTAAGAGGGTCAGGTCCTAAAAGAATTAATTGGAAACGAGCAATAAAAAATGAATATGACTTCATAAAGGTACATAAAAATGAAAAAATATAAAGTTACATATAAAAAATATAATAGACCATTGTTTATTTTCAATTGCGGGTCTTCTCAAGACGCTCGAGCTACTTTAATAGGTAATACTTACTTTAAAAAAGACACAGGAACAATTCTCTGTAAATCTGAATTTGTTGAAGCAATACAAACACATAACGCAATCATCTTATTAGATGAACTAAGTAGAGGGCATCACGATTTTTGGAATATTTTACTTCCCACTATCGATCCGACACAACGGACTCTTAGGTTAGATGAGTCGGAGAATTCTGCCGTAATTCACGTCCTACCAGACGTAACGTTTATGGCTACGGCTAATGTTGGTAATGAATATACGTCAACAAAAGTTATGGATAAAGCTTTGACGGCCAGGTTCCCTACAATTATTGAAATGATTCCTTTGGAATATGAAGGAGAAATGGAGTTGTTGAAAATTAATCATCCAGATGTTCTTCAAGACGTTTTGGAAGGATTCATTTCTATCTGTCGTATTTCTGATGATACTAAAAAACAATGTAGGTTAGATAATCCAAGAATTACCACTTTCATTCCTACCGGAACTGTAGTCGAAATGGCCGAAATGCTTATCGACGGGTTTTCGTTAATGGATATCGCCCAATCTGTAATTTATCCGATGTATGACGATTCCGGCGGAGCCGAATCTGAACGGTTGTATGTTAAACAGATTGTTCAGAAATATCTTGATAACAAGTCAGGGGGCGTAAGTTCTCCAATCAACGATCCGTTAAATAAGGTTGGAACCTCGGGGAACAAGTTCAGTTTTTAATATGTCAAAAAAGGTTGAAAATTCGGAAACGTATTCCGATTTTTGGTTGGACGATGAGTTAATCAGCCAGTTTATTGGCGACGAAACTCAAGAATCCGAAGAGGGCGAAACGCCTTCTGCTCCGATGTTTTCGTTAGATTTGATTCAGTTAGCGGCATATCGAAAGGTGATATCCAATTTTGTATCCATTCTTACAAATAAAGATGTTCCGGTTAAATTCATTACTACAGGCAATAATTCCAGCGATGGAAATGTGGTATACCTCTCTTCCTCAATTAAAAAGAAAAAAGATTTTGATTGGAATGTTGGTCTATCTCTCCACGAGGCGGAACACATTGTAAAAAGTGATTGGGATATGGTTAAGAAATTTTATACCATCGTTCCACAACATCTTAAAGATAAAGCTAAAAAGAAAAATATCACCAATGAACAATTATGTCAGTTTTGTAAACACGTTTGGAATGTAATTGAGGATCGTTATATCGATATGTTGGTTTTTACGGATGCTCCTGGATATCGTGGGTATTATGAAGCGATGTATAATAAATTGTGGAATAGTAAATCTATATCGGATGGGTTAAAATCCAAATTATTTAGAATATCAAATTTGATTGGATATGAATTTCGTATCACAAATCTTACTAATGTTGATACCGAGGTTGATGCTCTTCCTGGGTTGAGGAAAATCGCCGAAACGATTGATATAACAAATATTTTAAGATTGAAAACTACTCAAGATAGGGTAGACGTTTCTTTTAAGGTTGTAGAAATTGTTTTGGATAATATTGGAAAACAGCCCGTTCAACCAACTGAAACTGATAAGATTATCAAAAAAATTAAGGATGTGGTGGGATCGCCTTCGCCAAGTGGAGGAACTGGTTCAGATGGTGATGAAGATGATGACGATAATAATAAAAACGATTCAGATTCAGGAGGAGATTCTACGGATGATGATGATGAAGACGATTCTAAAAATGGATCTTCTGGAGATAAAGAGGAAAAAGATGGAGAAGAAGATGGAAAAGGATCTGGAGATGATAAATCGTCAGATTCGGGGTCAGATAAATCAGATAACACATCCGATCCAACCAACCCAGGAAAAGACGATGACTTGTCTGACAAAAAAGTTAAAGCCATAAAAAAAGCGTTTGAACAGCAGTTAAATTTTCTTTTAAGAAATTACGACAAAGCCAAACAAACCGTATCCAAGGAATCGGCCGATTTGTTAGATATTATCGAAAAGGCTGGAATTACTTTAAGAATGGCTGGACATGGGTATTCTCAACCTGGAGAAGAAATTCGTGATGGTATTAATTGTATTGTAGTCAATAAGTTGACCAAAGAATTGATGGAAAGTGGGCATCACATTTTTCCACTGACCACTATAACCGTGGCCAACAAAACCCCCAATAAATCTTATGAGGATGCCGTAGTTAAAGGGTTTACAATGGGCAAGATGTTGGGTAAGAAACTACAAATTCGAAGTGAAACCAACATCACAAAGTATATTCGAAGAATGGCTGGAAAGATTGATAGACGATTGTTGGCTGGTATTGGCGCCGGGTTGGAAGATATCTTTTTCAAAATTAAAACGGACAAGTATAACAAGGCTCGTCTTCACATCTCCGTGGACGCTAGTGGATCAATGATGGATGACAACAAGTGGTGTCCAACCATGTCGTTGTTGGTTTCCATTTGTGTAGCATTTTCTATGGTGGAAAATTTGAAGATATCCGTGTCTTTCCGATCTACTCACAGAATGTCTACTGGAGTAGAATTACCTTATATTGTGTTGGCCTATGATTCTGATGTGGATAAAATATCAAAGATACGAAATTTGTTTCCATATCTAAAGGCTTCTGGCTGCACCCCCGAGGGGTTGGCGTTCGAATCCACGATGGATAGTTTTATCATCGGTAAGAAGTCGGATGGAACGGATGTCTATTTCCTTAACATATCTGATGGTGAACCATATTTTTTCCTGAATGGAATTATGAATAAAAGTCGAACCAATTTCTCATATCAAGGTCAAGGAGCGTGTCTTCACACCAAAAAGCAGATTGAAAAACTTCGGTCTGCTGGTATAAAGATATTAAGTTATTTTATAGAAAGTGCTGATAGCGGTATAGGATACAATTTATATGGTGTGTCTGGGATTCCCTATAAGGAAACATTATTCCAACAGTTTAGATTGATGTATGGAAAGGATGCTCAGTTCATTAACATTACCAACGTCTTCCAAATAGCGAAAACAATTAATGGTCTGTTTCTACAGAAATGAAAAAAAGATTTGACAACTTTATAGTTTGTGGTATAGTATATCACAAGTTCTAAAAAACAAAAAACAAAAGTAGAGGAATAAAAGTTATGAATGATAAACCAATAAGAAAAAATAAAACAAATCTAGTAGTTAACTGGCCAGCCACTGACCAATCGTTTACGATTAACGAACTGGCTGCGCTTAATGATAATTTCATCCAAATCACCCTTCGAGTCCGCGTCCAGAAGGCAATTGAGGAAAATCGGGTCGTTGCCATAGGCACCAAAAATCTCAAGAAGGGGCGCCCACAGTTGGTGTTTGCGTTGAGGCCGGTTTCTCAGGCCGCTTTGGAACATGCCAAGGCCAGCGGTGCTATTTTAGATGATCAGTCACGTTTGATCACAGTTATGGAAGTTCCTGCTTCTATGACCACGATTACTGTCAATGAGACAGTCAAGGCTACCGCAGTTGCGTAACAAGACACAGCATTGATGCCGTATATATGAGTGAAGAAAATAAGACAAATTTTGTTCGTATATACGGCATTTTTGACCAAGAAGAGAATACTATTGTGTATGTTAGTTTGAGTTATACGGATGTTGAAATTGAAATGACTTCTCTGAGTGAGGAACGTTTTGTTCCGTGTGAATTTGATATAGTCTTTTAAGGCGCAGGCTGTTTTTGGGACGTTGCCTTTTTGTCTCCGCTGTAAACTGCTTTTCTTTTAAATGATTGTCGGTCTACTGGATCTCTTTTATAATAAATCACCGTTACATTTTTAGATAATCGCCTCACTATTGATTCTACAAGATTTCGACTGCCGTATCCTACAGGAATATCAAACTCATCATCATATAAAGCGAATTCAGACGGCGACCTTTCAAAATGATGATATAACAATATTTCTGGGTTGATTCTTTTTAATCTCATGGTATATTACTCCCATATAAATATCTCTGAGATGAGATTTATCGATTTTTCATGATGGTCTGAGTTATGTATCGTAAATCGCTCGGAGAATAAATTATGAGTGAATATTTTGAAGAATTTTTTGACGGCCATGCTTTTGATTTTCAAGTGGAAAAACAAAAAGTTATAGATAATCTAAATTGGCTTAAATCTTTATCTGTTGAGGAATTTACTTTTTATAAGAAATGGGAAGAAATCCAAGAGTATGGTGACTTGATTGGCGATTCCAAACAAGTAAAAGCTCAGTTGTGGAGTCCATCAAATATAGACGATCCAGTTCAGACAATAAAAGAAATAGAAACACTTTCTCCAAGAGTGGTATACGTCGATACTCCTGAACTGCAAAAATCATGGTTAAATCTCCGTGTATTTTGCCATTCTGCTGATTACAATCAAGTTCCAGGAAGATATAGAAAATTTCTAATAATGGATGGAGATAGGTATCTTGGATTTCTCGCTGTGGGTAGTGATATTATCGCTACAGATGCTAGAGATAGTTGGATTGGATGGAATAAAGAAACCAGAGAAGGCGGCAAACTTACTTTTTCTGCTGTAGGTAGTACAATAGCTCCAACACAACCATTAGGATACAATTTTTTGGGTGGCAAACTATGCGCTCTATTGGTCACTTCACAAGTGGTCAGAGATAACTGGAAAAAATCATATGGGAATACTTTAACAGGAATGACCACCACTAGCCTATATGGATCTTTATCACAATATAACAATTTAAAATGGTGGCACAAATGCGGTCATTCAAAAGGCAAGGTTCTTATAAAACCAGATCAAAGATTTTATAAAATATGGCACGATTGGTTGAAGACAAATCGTTCCGAAGAATATATTAAAGCTATGACTCAGAAAGAAGGAGTTTCTGGCCCTGTTACTGGAGCCAAACTTCGTGTGTTGGATATGATATGTGATGTAGTGGGCATAAAAGTTTCTGATTATCAACACGGATATTCAAGAGGAATATTTTATTCTTGTTTTTATAATAATACAAAAGAATTTTTACGTGGAGAAATTAAAGAAAATGATTTAATAATAAAAGATATAATGAACGAAGAATGTATGTTAAGTTGGTGGAAAAATAAAGCCGTCGAAAGATATAAAAAACTTATTTTGGAAAAAAGAATAAAAATCGAAAAATTGTTTTATAATAAAATGTTTGGAATGAAATATACCAAAGCTAAAGAAATTTATTTTTCAGAAGTGGGTAGATAATATTCAACAAGAGTGTTATTTAATTCATTATTGAATATAATAACTTGATTTATTTTCAAGATGTGATAAGTTAAGTCATAAAGTGTGAAAAACACAAATTTGCAAGAAAGGAAAACTAAATATGGTTGCACGTAAAAATCGTAAGAATAGAACGGCGTTTGTCGGTAATGTTACTCCCGCTGGATTGGGTATTTTCTACTCCATCCCTCTTAAGGGAAACACCGATGTAGGTCAGAGACTCACTCTTAAGGTGGGTAGGAACAGAATCGATTTGACCGGCAGTCAGGTCCGAGCAGTTCAGCGAGTTATTACTCGCGCTCGTCGCCTCGCTTCCCGTTAATTCTAATAAAACAAAGGGTTATGACAAAAGGGGGCGGCAAACCGCCCTCTTCTTTTCATCTATGTTAACATCATATTGTATATTCATATTCATAGCAGTTGGAGTGTTAATTTGGTCAGTTATAAGATTAGAAAAACTTATAAACCAAATAAATAAACGGTTATATCGCATTGATAATGATATAAATACTTTACATTCTAACCAACGTGTAATAGATTCAAACGTAAGAAACATAAACGGTCAGATAACAAGGTATCTAAAACATGGGCAGAAAAAAGAAAATCGATCAGGAAATCTACGGGAAAACGTCCGACGAGAAATTCAAAACCAGAAAAGAAATATCGGAGAATAAGCCTAAATCTTTAGGGTTGTTCGATCATATCAAACATATCAGGACTATTCAAGATCCCGATTACTATAACAATCTTAACGACGAAGACAGAAAGTCATTCAACCACTTCATGATATTGAGAGCATTATCAATGAATCCTGCTCTCACCGATGATATATCGGTTCTTTTTAGATATTTTGATAAAATGCCTTCCAATCGGTTCTATACACTGTTGATTTCGTTAATTCCAGCGGATAAACGATTTTATCCGTGGGTCAAATCACAGAAAAAAGTAAATAAAGTCGTTGTAGAATTTATATCACAAAAGTTTGAAGTCTCTCCTCGTGAAGCCGAAGAATATCTATACATATTGTCCAATACGGAATCAGGACAAAAAGAGTTGTTCAAAATTTGTCAGGGGTTCGGTTTGACAGAAAAAGAAGTCAATAAACTTTTGTTGGAGAAAGAGTAGTTATGAAAAAAACAAAAATTATAGGAATTGGAGGGCTATCCAGGTCTGGAAAAGATACATTTGTAAAAGTAGCACATAATATTTTGAAACAGAATGGGTATGACACCTGCCATCTTGCTTTTGCTACAGCATTAAAGAATGAAATCCAACAGATGTTTAGAAATAACAATTTTAATTTAGATATTTGGACTGATGATACTGAAAGGAAGAAACGGCTCCGTGACCTTCTCGTATGGTGGGGTTGTATGAGAAGAGAGTTAGGTGACGGTAATTATTGGATAGATAGAATTCAAGAAAGATTTGAGTTGATACAGAGAACTTACTCTCAAGAAGTATTGGATAAATCTGTATTTTTTGTTTCTGACGTTCGTTTCCCCAATGAATCTAAGTGGATTCACGAAAAATGGGGCGGTTGGTTTATTCATGTAAAGAAATATTCTATGCGATATGATAACGTGCAAACGTTTGATGATGGAAATGTAGAACATTCAGACGCAATGCATCGAATGTATGATTCTGCACCCAACGAAGAAGAGGCTAAACAAGATCCTCTCATACAGGAACACGCTGATGATAAATTAGAGTTGGAAAATGTCATTGAAAGAGAAACTAGATTAGGTAATAAAATAACTGTCGCTGACTTGCCGAATAATACTTATCTATTGAATGAGGTAAGGTTATGTCTGGCGAAGGTTCCTCTTTTAAAAATTAAATAACGATACATAAAATTAAAAGAAAACAAATATCGGAAAATACTAAAAATTTAATATTGGATCTTTTTTGTAATAAAAAAATTGGTATAGTGAATATTTCTAAAGAATTATCTAAAATCGGAATAAATTACGGATCAAAAGCAATTAGAAATTTTCTAATAAGAAATAATGTGTATATAAAACAACAGAGGACAAAACAATGAAATTTTTTGATATACAAACCGAGGAGGAATATCCGATTTTTTTAGATGAATGTAATAATACTGAAAAAAATAAAAAATTTGCTTTTATTATTAATAAATATCATAGTTATAAAAAATTTAATCCTGGCCCGACAAGGCGAATACATTGGTTAATATATGAATCGGAAACGACAAAATTAATAGGAGCAATCGGATTGTCGAGTGCAACAATAGCAATAAAATGTAGAGATGATTATATTGGATGGAACAAAGAACAGAGAATAAAAAATTTGGGTATGATAGCTAATAATTCCAGGTTTTGTATAATACCAAATAAATCGATTCTAAAAAATATTGGAAGTATGATACTGAAACAATTGTCCATTGTAGGGTCAAAAAGATGGAAAGAAAAGTATGGCGGTATGTTATCTATGATAGAAACTTACGTACAAATTGAAAGAAATGATGAATATAATGAACATAAAGAAAGAAACGGATCTGTATACCGAGCATCCAATTGGATCGAAATTGGTCATACATCCGGAAATAGTATCCGAAAAGCCCCATTATCAAGTTGGAAAAAAGAATCGGGAATTCGTGGAGAGTTGGCAAGAAACAACCCAAAATTGGCGATGGAACGATATGGGTATGGGGGAAAGGAATATATAGTATCAAAATCACCAATTAAAATAATGTTCATAAAATCTTTAGTTTGGAATTGGAAAAAAATATTATTATCATAATTAGTAGATATTTATATTTATGATTCTATTGTCATCCATTATAGAAAAAGTTGATATCCAAAAGGCCGATGTAGTCAAAACAGGATTAGAAAAGAAATATGGGCCTGATATTGGACCAAACACTTTTGGAGTTGAATTAGAGTATGTTCTTCCTCCACAGGAAGAATTTGAAATGGAAGAACATCTTCATGATGTTGTTCGTTCTTTAATGTGGAAAGCTAGGAACGACGTTACTGCAAGAGATGATTATATTGATTGGGTTACTGATAAAAGAAGTAATATCAATAGAAGAATAAAATCCAGTGATGAATGGGATGATAGTTATGGTCCGATTGATCTGGATACGTGGGAAACTTTTAATCCTGAACCAGAACACGAAGATTATAGTGATGATAAAGAATATGATGACGCACATTCTACTTGGGATGATGCTTCATCCGATGTAAAAAAACAATATAGGAATTGGGAATTTGGTGAAAGGTATAATTATACGGAAGAATGGGCCGAATATATGATTGAGGCTGATCGGTGGGAAAGTTATATTGATACATCTGACATTGTAAAATCCACTACAGATATAGAAATTGAAGCGGCTTCCGATTATATACGAAAATATATACGTGATGGAGTAGTAAACGGAAACGCTACCAATACAGCATGGGGAGTTGGCCTGGATGGTGATCTTATGGAAATTAGAACTCCTCCTCTTTCTGGAAACGAAGATTCATTTAAAAAAGTAAGAATCGCTTTGAGTTTTTTGAATGACAAGGATACTCACGGAGGAACGTCTGCTCACGTTCATATAGGGGTTCCGGAAGATTTCGATGTGTTTGATATGATAGCCATGTCAGATTTAGTTGACGAAGAAAAAGTAAAACAAGCTGTAGGTGCAGATCGTCAGTTAGCTAAATATGCCGAAACAAATGAGGTTCTTCAAAGAAGTTTGGAAATAGCAATAAGAAAAATATTAACTCAAAATCAAGAAACAAAGCCTGTCAGTGAAGGTAAGTGGATAATGAGTCATGATACTTTGAAAAAATTTATTTTGTCGGTCATGGATAGATACAAGGGAACAAACATTCTTCCTGTAATGAAAGGAACTCATCTGACTATAGAATTTAGATATTTTTCATCCAATGTTAAAGAACACCCGAGTGTATTTGTTCAGTGGATCAAATACTTTTTACTTTTACCAAAAGTAGCCCAAGGAAGAAATAGGGTAACTTTAAACAAGGACAAAACCATTCCTATAGTTCTCACACGATTACCTGATAATAAAGTAAGGGTGGAGTTCGTTGTTCGTGGAACTCAACAAAAACCATCACCAATGCCTGGATTGCCTGCCAAAGATATACGAACTAAAAAAGATAAGGATGTTGTATGACATTGGGGGAATTGAAAAAATCGTTGAGTCGTTTCGGTGGGGATATGGATGATTGTGAAGTTTTGTTTATGTATAAACTTGGCGAAAAAATAGATTATGATTGTTTGGCTTTTGTAGCATATATTGATGAGAAAACTATGGGTGATGTATATATCGTTTTGGGTTCAATGAATGCAGCATTAGATCAGTTGAAAAAAGGAAACTTGAAAAATCAGAGTGGCATATCGTTGACATCTGAGGGATATAATGTATAAAATTTTTCACCGGTTTAATGTTTTTAAGTGTTTACCTTCATTGTAAAAAATAATACATCCGTCTACTACTTTTTTGAATATTTCATTTTTTATGGGGGGTAAAGACTGAACGGAGTGGACGTATAATGTTTGGCATCTATTTAATTTGCTCTTTTTAAATTCTTCATCATCACAATTACATAATCTTGCGTATTCATCCATACAAGAACAAAAACTTGAAACGGTAGGAGTAGAGTTAGATAGCCCTGCTGATTTTATCAGTTGATTAAATTGAGTTATTCCGTTAATGACCATATAATTGAGTGGTTATTAAATATATCAATAGTGAGAGTATAAACATTACGGGAATAAATATGATATTACTAAATAATAAACACGTTATGGTAGATAACCACACATCTAAACAAATCGGACACGTCACTAATCTAACAAAAAAATTATCGTGTTTCATCCGAAGAAATTGTTGATAAGATATAGTAATATCTTGTTGTTGTTTATATTCTTTATATTCTATAATTTTTAATAATTTACAAAGAGTTCTGTTTAGTTGAGTATATTCTATAAACGCATCCGTTTTGAACCATATAATCATCACCATTGATATTAAACATGTTAATGTAAAAAAAATCATAAACGAATAAGTTCTATATCTAACGGAGGATTTTTAACAACAACGTTTTCTTCTATAACATTTTGAATTCGATTTACTTTGATTTTTATTCCTTCACAGTCGAATTCATCTCCAGGAGTCAATTCGTCTTTATAACTGTGAATAATATCATTCATTTGTTGGAGATATTTGTAAAGTTCCGGTGTCATAGTATTCATATCTATTTCTAAAACAATATCATCTTCTACAGGTGCATCGGAGAAAATATCTTCTACATTCCATACTCTATAGTATTTTCCAAATTCTGCCCATTGTTTGTCAGATATATTGAGTATTTCATTTGCAGGATTGTGTAGTTTTTGGTAACGGTCTTTAGCCATCTGACGAGTTTGAGGTTCATCGATAAATATTTTTTCAAATAAATGATACATACTAAAAATGCCCGTAGCCTGAACAGGCATACAATTTTTGAGATTCACAGATATGTTGTATTTGTAATTTGTCTGTGGGTCATCTACGGCTTCATGTTTGAACCGTTTCCACTTTCTTAGAAACCTCTGCATCTCAACTTGATCAGCCACAGATTGAAGTTGTGTTCTTCTTTGATTTTCAGGTTTCCACCATTCCTTTCCACGGGAAGATGTGCAAGTAAAATGATAAACAATAGCCGACCAACATTGTTTCATTTTTAATCCTTGCAGACAGAATCTATATAATAAATCCGAATCCTCCCTCGATCTTCTAAACAGTGTATCATGACCTCCGATACTCACCCAATTCTTTTTATATAAAGTAAAAGGAGCGAACCAATAATCTGTGATTCTATCGGTTTTTTTAGACTCAGCAAATCGAGTAAAGACATCTAAATCAAACTTTTGGGGATCTAAGCCAAAATCGTGAGTAATCTTCTCTGGAGAAGGGGGATGCAATGGAGGTTCAATTCGGGTGGATGATATGATATTGTGTTCATTCAGGTGTTTAAGAACTTCCAAATCATATTGATGACATATCACTTGATCTGACTGAAGATAGCTTACAATCTCATGAGTAGCCATTTCAAACATGAGATTTATATTTCGGGCATATCCTAATGGTATTGGAAGAGGATTGACAACGATTTTAAGGTTTGGGAAGATTTCTTTTTGAGTTTTTAGAAATCCGACAGTATCTTGATTGTCATTTTCTACGTAAACTAGAATTTCGTGATCTTTTCGACAAAGATTCTGATTTAACGAGCGGAATAAAAGTTCAACGTGAAAACGTTCATTAATTGAGGTATTTATACAGAAACTAATTTGTGAAATCATTTTCTTTTTTCGTTCTAATAATGTACCAATTTCGTCATTTTTCATATCATCATGCTTTCATACATTTCAAGTATGCCATTTTCTAATCCTGTTAGTGGTAAATTGAGTGTTGATAACATCGACCCATTCCCTGTATATGGCATCCCCCACCCGCCAGTTTCTATATGTATTTTTAGATTTGGTTTTCCTACTATAAAAGCGATGCTTGTAGCTATATCAGATAATCTATATTTACTCATATAAGATAAATTTAAAGATTTATAGTTATAATCTACGACATTAGATACCGTCGTCATTATGTATTGTATAACTTTATATACGTCATTTATAAAAAAATAATCCATAAATTTATCTTGATGAATAACCATGTATTCTCCATTGATGGCTCGTTGTACGTTATTTTTTATTAATCTAAAATTTTCTTCGAGAGGACCAAAACAACCGAATAATCTTAAATTTATAACATTATAAGTTTCTTCATATATTCTTCTACATATAATATTTTTAGCTAATCCATAAGCATCGATGGGATGTTTCTTGAATATATTTTCTTCACAAACTCTGAGTATTGGAAATCTTCTATCAAATTCTGCCCCCGATCCGAAAGTAAATAATAACCTATATGATTCTTTGTTGTTTAACAAATTTTCAAACATTAATAGATTAGTTTGAAGGTTTTCGTATGATTCTGAATCGGTTCTGTTTCCTCCTTTAACAGCGGTATGTATGACTATATCTACTGTGTTTTTCTTAAAAAATTCATCTACTTGATATTTATTAGAAACATCTAATTCTTGATGAGTAGGAGAATACACGTCATATCCTTCCAGCCTAAACATAGGAGTTAAACTTCGGGCGATAAATCCTTTCCCTCCCGTAATTAAAACATCGTAGTGCATTATTTTTTAAGATTTAGATATGCTGGTTGTTTATTATACAGAAATGTATCGTAATATGATAATAATGCTCTGTCTGTGTCGGGTTTGTAAATTTGTAATCCATTAACACACATACATACATCAACATCCTCCTCCGCCCAGTGTGTGAATCCTAGATATCCATAATCTTTATCCCTACCTCCACCAACAAGTTTAACCGGAATTTTATCATGACCAAGATAATTTCTGATAAATTCAAATGGACGATAAAGAAGAAATGAGGTGATGGAATAACAGACAACAATTTTACCTTCCATCGTCATTCCTACAGCCATACCAATCATAAGTTGTTCAGAAGATAAAACATTAAAAAATCTATTAGTATGTGTATTTCGAATTTTATCTAATAATCCATATCCTAAATCTCCTGTCAAAACAACTATATTATCATCTTTTTCCATTGTTTTACATAAATAATCAAAAAATAATTTTCTCATACTAACATCTCCAATGCCTGTTTATAATCTTCTTCTGACATTATTTTGTAATGAGCGTTCAACCCTTTAAGAAATGGAAACGTTTCAACGGAAGTCTTACATATGGCTATTTGTGGTAAAAATGATACTAATCTAACAGTTAGATAATCAGCATCAATTTCATCATAAGCGGCATATCCGTTTATATTAACATACACATGAATATTTTCAATCTTGTGATCGTGAATAAATCTTAACGCTTCCCATATACATCCTTCTGCACATTCTCCATCACTTATTAATACATAAACATGACCATTTTTATTGGATAGTGCTCTACCGACTGCTACTGTTATTCCCATGCCTAAACTTCCAGTTGAACAATAAATTTTATCGTTTTCGTTATAATGTGGATGCCCTCCATGACGAAGAAACAATTCTTCGGCGTTAATTCCATCATATTTTTCTAATACAACATATTGAGCCAGAGCGGCGTGCCCACTTGATAGAATAAAAATATCTTCTGGCTGTTTTACTCTAAAAATACGATCAATAATATCAACCGAAGAAAAAAAACTCCCTAAATGTCCCAATTTGTGTTTGTATGCAATCTCAACGATTCGTTTTTTAAGATCTTTATTGTTCATGGTTTACTGTGAGTATACCACTTTTACCGCTAGGTTTCAAGATTTTATATTTTTCTAATGATCTAGCTATCCCAGCATTAACATCACCGTTCCATAAATCATCAAATATTATTATTCCTTTTTTATTACCTATACATAATACAGATAACTCCACGTCTATATCTATATCTTTTTCATGATGAGATCCATCGACATAAACAACAGAGATGTTTAGTTTGTTAAGATCGAATAAATCTTTTTCGAGATCGGTTTTGTTATTACCTGAATCTTTAACTTTTTGTAAAAATAATTCGGAAACACAATCAAACAATTTTATGTTTGGGCATATAGATATATTGTGAATACAATTTTCTTTTTGAGTAGGTAACGGAGTACCCCTTTCATGATAGGTATGTCCATCATCAATAAAAGGATCTATCCCGATTACTGTTACGTTTGGGTTGTTTAACGCTATGCTACACATAGTTACTCCATCATACACGCCTATTTCAAGATAGTTTCCTGGACAAATTTTTAAATAATTCGTTACATCCAACACAATCCCGTGGTGGCTACAAAGTAAAGAATTCCCCTTCAATAATTCAATTGGATCAGACATTTTATTTAAATAACTCTCTTTCTGTTTTTACATTCTTCGCTACAATAATCTTCTGTGGATGGAATGGTGGTTCTACACCATATACAATAATCTGTATGTTCGTCTACCCAACGATCAATTAATTTTAATGTTCGTTTTAGATCGTCAATATCTTCTTGTGTTTTTGGGGCAAAAATTTTAATCCGAACATCGGATACGTTGTTTTCAAATTCATTTTTCATACGATTACCAAATAAAATTATCTCTGTAATATTGTATTACACTTGGTAATTCTTTGTCAAATTCACAAGTTATTTTCCATCCTAATGATTTTAGTTTGTTACTATCTATACTATAACGAACATCTTGCCCACTTCTTGTGTAAGAAAAATCACATATTTCTTCCATATTGTTATTATTCAAACCATTGTCTTTTGATTGGAATGAAAAAAATCCATTCTCATCTTTGTAATTTATAAGAATACAATTATTGCCATAAATATTTACCCTAGAATCGGGAATTTGTGAGTCGATTTTTCTTTCAATATTGTGTTTTCCTTTTATACCAAGGATTTTTGCGATTTTTGCTACAACTCTCCAATTTTCTATTTCATAATCTCCAGCAATATTATAAATTTCATTTAATTTTCCTTTTTCTACAACAGTTAATATGCCATCAACACAATCATTTATGTGAAGCCATGTTCTGATAGGCAAACCAAGATTATGAAGTGAAATTTTTTTACCAAGAATTAAATTTCGACATGTTTTAGGAATTAGTTTTTCAGAATTTTGACGCGTTCCCCAAGTATTTGTAGCTCTTCCTATTTTATATTTAATATCATATGTTCTAGCGTAAGATTTTACTAATAAATCTGCACTAGCTTTTGAAAAAGAATATGGATTGCTTGGATTATAATTATCCGTTTCTACATGAGACCCGATTCCGATAGCATCTCCATAAATTTCATCAGTAGACATTTGATAAAAAAGAGGTCGAATTTTTTTGTGACGAATAATTTCTAATAAATTATGAACGCCATTTATGTTAGATTTTAAAAATTCATTACTGTTTTCTATACTATTATCAACATGAGATTCTGCACAAATATTAAATAATATATCTAAGTCTGGAAGATGTTTTATATCATTAATATCTTTATGTTCGAATTTAAATTGTTTATTATATTTAATTTTAAATTCATCCATTAATTTTGGATAAGAACAATAGGATAATTTATCTACACCATATACATACCACCCCATTGCTAAGCATTTTTCTGTCAAATGACTTCCAATAAACCCAGCACATCCAGTTATCATGCAAATTTTTATATCATTCATACATTTTCCATCCTCCAACCGAATTAAATTTTCTTTTAATTAATTGCCCTAAATTTCCTTGATTTAATTTGTATTTTGTTCTTAAATTATATTGAGTAGATTCTTCGATTCCATGTTTAGGGTGAATAAATTTATACACGTTATTGTCATATTGTGAATGTTTTTCTCCACGTTGTGCATTACTCATTTTTAATCGGGCTTCTATAGAATGAGTTTTTCCTTTTAATTTTTTACTCATTTTTAATTTGGTTTCGTCTGAAAGACGTTTTCCAAAAAGATGATTCTTTTTACCTTTACATGCATTACTCATTTTTATTAAAGTTTCAGTTGAAAACATTCTTCCTTTAAGTGAATTTCCTATTTTAATTTTTGTTTTTTCGGGAAGACGTTTTCGAAAATGAGGATGATTACTTCCTTTTTTTGCTATACTCATTTTCATTCGTGTTTCTGGTGAACGAGTTAATCCTCTACTTGGGCAAATTGAGTTGTATCCTATATTATAAGATTTGAATGGAAACATTTTACACCAATCCAAATAATATTGCTCTACCTCTTGTAATTGTTTTGATGATAATTTCTCTTCTATTTTAAATATAAACCCATCCTCTCCATATTTATTCCAAGCATTTTGAAGATATAAATTTTTATGTTTATTGTTTTTTAATTCGTTTTTATGATTGATAAATCTACGAGTTATATCGGAAGATGAACCGTAATATACTTTTTCATTATTTATATTTGTTATGCTATAAATTCCTGATGTTTTTATTTTTTTCATAACTTATAGATAACCTTTCTCTTTCAAATACATATCAACCCGATCCAGGAAAGGTTGAGGTTTTCCTTTTCCTTGTGTATGTCCTATGAAGTGAGAAATTTTAGATGAAAGACACAAACCCCAACCGCCCATTCCATCTTGTTCGTTTATTTTTCCAAATACTGGGTGTGGCCCCCACGACCAATTTGGAACTACATAGTATTCTTTTTCATTCAAAATGTGAGGGTGTTTTCTAGATCTAGCTACATTCATTAAACTACAAAACGATTGTTGTTGAGTTTCCAATGCCGTTCTTTGTTCCCCCCATATTTCATTTCCATCCGACCCGATAATACCAGAATAATCAAATAATGATAATAATGAAACGAATCTGTCTGTAGACAACCAATCATCATATATTACCAAATCTATACCTTCAAATCCAGAATTAAACCCTAACAGATTTGGATTTCTATATTTGTAAATATTAACAAATTTTTCTCCATACGAAGACGATAATCGTTGAAAACATACTTTATCACAATTTTGATTGAATGGTTCATATATTAAAATAGGAACCTCATCTATTAACAATTGTAAAACGTCTTTAAAGTCGGTGTTAATTAGAATATCGTCGTCATAAATCAAATAATAACTTTTTAACAAAACTCGTCTCAAATAATGAGGAAGTAAAATGTGATAAATATTATAGAAATTATCAAATCGTTTAATATCCTTATCACTAACTCCATATGCTATTCTGCAATAATCATTAAGATAACTTCTAGTATACGGAGTAATATCAAATCCGTAGTTATCTATTAGATCAGACCATTTACTTTTTTCTTCTTTTCCCTCGTTATCCCATAAGATATGAAATTCTGGTTCACAATCCATTTCCGATTCTAACATTTTGGTATGAATCTGATGTAAGGCAAAAAACGCCTGTTTGGTTTTATCCCTCATCAAGTTTGCGACCACAACTTTGTTTTTCATTTTATTACCTTCCAGTTTGGATCGTTATAAGCGTCTCCCCATTCTACGATGATTGTAGATTTTCCGTCTTCTCTTTCATACGCCCGGCGATATGAGTTAAAAATTTGTTCAGGTGTATCTAACCTAACAACAATAATGTTTCTACACATTAGTTCAAATACATCTGTAAAATCTCCTGTATGTTGATGGAGTGGAAAAAGTGGTTTTTCAGCTCCTATCGACGTTCTTATAATTATTTTTGTTTTATAGGGTTCAGCACCCATCAGATGTAATTTATCAATATGATTTACTATATGATTTGTTGCCAATAACAGAAAGTTCCATCGTGGATATATACTTATAGGAACCGTACCGCCCAAAGCCAGACCAATGCTCATGCCCATTTGTAAATCTTCCGCAACAGGCATTTCCAATTTCTTTTCAATAGGAACATCTTTCAATGTATTTGTCATAGCAGTTCCTTTATACTCAACTGCTTGACCTAAAAATAATGTATCCGGCTTTTCTCCCAACCACGTCATTGTCCTTGTTAGTTCTTCGGCATATTTCATAATTAAAATTGTATTCGTTTTCCCGTCCCGGCATGAGAATATTTATCTAAATTATACCAATAATACCACAAATTTGACGACACTTTTATTATTTTATCGTTAATTTTTTCTGGTTCGTATGATAATTTGTTTGTGTTCCATGCCGCGTATGTATCAGTACAAACACTCTTTCCATTATTTTCAATTACATATGTAATAGGTAAACCGAAATTAGTAGCATATTTATAATTTTCATGAAAACACCCACTTTCAGAAGTCATGTCCCCGATAAAACACCAAACGTGGTTAGACATTTTTTTTCTCTTAATATCTAATGCTGTTCCGTTAGAAATAGGAATAATACCCCCAACAATAGAAGAAGAAAATATTTTATATTGAGGATAACAGAGTGCCATAGATCTTCCATCAATAATATCTTTTTTAAGAACATCCCAGGGAACACCCTTTAATAATACGTGATAGTGTGATCTCCACGAACAAAATATATAATCATCGTCATTTATATGAGAAAAAATTTCTATTAATTGGTTTTCATTATTACATGATAAATGGATAACGGAACGAATCGTTTTATTTTCGAAACAATAGGCAATTTCATCCTCAAATTTAATTAAGTCTTCTTTTGTATATTTTCGTATCATATAATAGTGTTAAAGTTCATATACATATGTGTTTGGTTTTTCATAATCGTCTAAATTCTTTTTTGGGTTTATTTCATATGCTAATTTTTGTAATTTTCTAAGTTCATCTATGGACAATTTATCACTATCCATCACTCCTGGATGTTGTTTTCCATAATCATCCCAGTTGTTCGTCAGAATTTTAAGTCCGTATTCGTGATTTTCTGCTTGTTTCCTTAATAATGTTCCAGGATAAGGACAAGCAATAGGAAATGATGTCGAATATATATCCAAACTTTTTGCATAATAGATATTTCTCATTGCAGAATCGTATGTTTCTCCTGGTAATCCTAAAATGAAACATCCTACAGAAATTATGTCTGCATCTTTTGCCCACTTAACTGCTTGTTTGGCCTCTTCTGCAACAACTCGTTTTCCCATTATTTTTAACATTTCGTCATCGCCATGTTCAAATCCGAAGAAAATATAATAACACCCAGATTTTCTCATAAGTTTAAATAATTCTGGAGTTACAGTATCAACTCTTGTTGAACATGACCATTTTAGTTTCTTGTTTATACCTTTATCTATCATGGTTGTAAACAATTTTTCGTTCCATGTAGGATTGACCGTGAATGTTTCATCTAATACAGTCAATGCTTCGCATCCAAAATCCACTATATTTCTTTCCATTTCAGCTATAACAGATTCTACCGATCTTGAAATTCTCCTTTTACCGAACATTCTTGAACAAAAATTGCAGGTAAAAGGACACCCTCTGCTCGTCACGATAGGTAATTCCAACTTTGTTCTGTGTGGATCTGAACCAGGATATTTTGATAAATCAAATTCTTCCCAAGCTGGAAATGGTATTGAATCCAAATCGAGAAGTTTGTTATTGACGGTTTTACTTAACTTTCTGGTTATAATTCCTGGTATTACACTTAAATCGTTTAAGTTATTTAAAATTTTTGGGAACAAGTTTTCAGATTCTCCACATACAACAAAATCGAATGTGGAAAATTCAGAAAGAGTTTCAAATGGTATAGCGGTAGTATGCGGCCCGCCGACACCTATCACAATATCTGGAAAATTTTCTTTTATTTTTTCTGCTACATACGCGGCAGATTTTATTTGAACTGTGAAAGCTGTAAAACCAACAACGGTTGGATGTGTATCCTTGATAATTTTTAATATGCCATCAACATCTATTTCGTAAGCGGCCATGTCAACATATTTAGTGTTGATGTTTTCTTTTTTTGATATAGCTAACAAATATCCCATGCCCATATGTGGTGGTTGTTGTCGTTGAATTTTTTCATCGACTTTCATTTTGTCTTTACGAAGTCGTTCTGAATTTAAGTTTGCACAAGGATTAATTAATAAAAAATCTAGTTTCATACTATTTTTCTGTAATAATCTAATAGAAACTGAACGCTATCAGACAATTTATATTTTGGTTTCCACGATGTTTTATTTACAAATTTATCTATGTTTGGAATTTGCATGGTCACGTCCACGGGCCTTAATAACTTTGGATCTTGTTCGTGAGGAACGTCAGGCAATATAGAATAAGATAATAATTCTTTAAGAAAATCTCCAACGGTCAACACGTCGGTGCCTCCTATATTGTATTCTTCTCCATAATTACACATATTGGCCGAAACCCAATATGCGTCGGCAGTATCTCTGACATCCATTAGTGTTCTTGTTGAATCCAAATTTCCGTATGTAATTTTATCGCGTTTTCCCTTCTCAACTTCGACTAATTGTCTGGCAAATGCACTCGAAAAAATATCCGGTCTTCTGGGGTTGATATATGTAAATGCTCTTGTAATTACACATTTTATTCCATACGAACAATAGTAAGATTTGACCAACTTCTCTTGAGTCAGTTTACTAATAGCATATACATTGACGGGATCTAATCTGTGGGTTTCTACAATGGGTGTATCCTCTTTTCTTACTTGTCCGTAAACCTCCGAAGTTCCGGCATAGTGAACAATCGTCGGTAATTTCAATATTCTAATGGCTTCTAATAAGTTGATGGTGGAATCCACGTTGTTTTTCAATACGGCAATGGGATTGACGAAACACAATCTTACATTGGCGTGAGAAGCCATATGAAAAATATAATCGGGCCGAACTTCGTCTAAAACTCTGATGGTAGAACTTAAGTCGGTCAAATCACATTCATGAAGAAATATTCCATCCTTAATATTTTCAAGATTTTTATTTGACCCGTTGGTGTGCCATCTGGCTATTCCATGAACTTCCATATTAGGAACATCAACCAAATATTCCGCCATATAACTGGGACCGCTTCCGTTTATACCTGTTATTAGTGATTTCATGTTATGTATTTTCGGATTTTAAAGTTCCGTCTTCGTTAATTTCATCATATGGCGGAATGGTAAATTCTGCTAACACATCAGAGATTGGAGGAGGGTCAAATATGTTTCCTACTACTTTAGTAAAGGTTGATATTAAACTTCCATCGATATTTCCATCTTTATACCTCAATGTTATTAAAGGTATATTGATACCTCCATCTGACAAAATTCTAAAAGAAACGAGCGTATCACAAAATATAACTTTCCCTTTCTCACCATCGTTATAAATTGTTTCAACAATATCTCCTTCATATACATCAACACCGTTGGAATCTTTGATACCGGTATATTGTTGAACAGAAATTGATTTGTTGTTCGTTAGATCTTCCAAAAAAGAATTGAGTGTTGCAGATTTGGGGTCGCCAAGATTCTCCAAAAACAAATCATTAACCCATTTATTCAACGAATGGGACCACACTCTAAATTTAAACTTTCTACTCATAAATTTTTCATAAACCTTTCCAAAACTTCTCCGATATAATCAATTTGTTCTTTAAGAAGAACCGGGCTCGTCCCCAAGAAAAACGTGTCGGTAGTGACTTTAGTAGCATTAGGATACTTATCTTTAGGTATATTGTATGCTGCTTCTTCCAGACCGGCATATGCTGGTTGAAGTAATAGATTACCACCAAAATAATTTCTTGTCTGTATTTTATTATCCTCAAAAAATTGGCAAATATCCGATCTCTTGAACGTAACACCGTCTTTAATAGTCAAAGGAAATGCAAACCAACTTGGCTTGGCTTTTTCTGTCGCTCTTGGAAGAATAAAACGATCCTCGTATGGTAGAAACTTTTCCATCAACCATTCATAATTCTGTATTCTTCTGGCATGGATTTCAGGCAATCGTTCGATCTGCTCTAATCCGATAGAACACTGTAGTTCAATAGGCTTTAAGTTATAACCAATTTCTTCATACACATATTTGTGGTCAAACACATAATCTGGCATAGATGGTAGCCAATTGGAAAATCTTTTCTTACACATACCACATTTGAGAAGATTTTGTTTCTTTCCTACACAATAACATCCTCTACCCCACTCTCTCAAACTTCTAACTATGGTTTCCTGTTCTTTTGTTCTACAGGCCACAAAACCTCCTTCTCCCATTGTAATGTGATGAGCCGGATAAAATGAACAGGTAGCCAGTTCTCCGAAACTACCCAACAGTTTTCCGTCATATGTAGTTCCAAGAGCATCACAACAATCTTCCAATAGAATCAACTTGTATTCCTTTACAAGATTCATCAACTTATCCATGTTGGGTGGGTTAGCTAATACATGAGCGAATGTGATGGCTCGTATATCTTCATGTCTTTCCAAAGCGCTTTCTACACGATCAACATCAAGGTTTAGATTATCCAATTGAATATCTACAAAAACTGGCTTAAAACCAAATTGGAGTAGTGGATTGAGTGTAGTAGGAAATCCTGCTACAGGAGTTAAAATTTTCGTTCCTTTCGGAAAATTATACAACCTTCTTGAAGTTAATGCTGCCATCATAAGAAGGTTAGCACTTGAACCGCTATTCGTGACGATGCCGTATTCCTTACCTAACAATGGAGGAAACTTCCGCTCAAATTCCATTGCTTCTTCTCCGAGAACCAACCACCCTTTAAGAAATGTATCTATAGCTCTGATATATTCTTTTGAAGAAAGATATGGTCCAGAATATTGAACCCAATCTTCTCCTGGTTTCCAAGTTTTAGAAGATTGTTTTTCTTCTACGTATTCTTGGACAAGACGAAGGATTTGTTGTAACTTTTCTTCCATAACAATGACTAATATACAGTATAAAACCTGAAAGTCAATTTTTTATTTATTTGAATCTCCTAAAGCGTCTCTTTCTGATAAAATAGGCACAATAGGTAAATAAATATCAAGATCATTCCATCGAATTGTTATTTGTTTTCCTTTTCCACTATAATATTCAGTCTGTTTGTAAGAAAACACACAAAACTCTGACAAACAAAGATGCCCGTTAACAAAACCAGCTGGAACTAAAATTTGTAATTTATTAGAGTCATTAATTGTAAATTTTTCATGTTTTTTATAATTTGGAGAATCCTTTCTCATGTCGGCCACAATCAACAAAATTTCCCCCTTTAAACACTGTATCAATTTCCATGTTTTACTATCACCATGAAGACCACGAAAGACATTCTGCCGGGAAATAGAAACATCATCCTGAATAAATCTTAGAGGTTTTCCGTCGAAATCAGTTAAAATAGAATACTTTTCTTCGTTGAAAGTTTCTACATAAGTTCCTCTAAAATCATAAAAAATTTCTGGCTGAATGATTTTTACTTCCCAGAGTATTTTACTGCTTTCAATGTTCATAATTTTTTCAAATGTTGTACGTTAAAATAAACTGAATCGTGAGGGTTGACCACACGTTTTTTGTTTATTATAAAATATATCTCTTCTGCGCCGTTTTCAACAGTATATATAGGTGTCCATCCAAGATTTTGATACTTATCAAAGTTAATTTTGTAGTTTCTAGAATCTTCAAATTCCTTTTCGGTCAATTTTATTTCTACATTTGGAATGGCTAACGCTATTTTTTCAGCCACATTTCTGATGGTATAGTTAGCATATGTCAAATTAAACACCCCACGAATATTGTTTTGAAGACCAAATAAAATCGCTCGGCTAACATCTCTCACATGCAGTATTGGCCTCCACTGTTCGCCCCCAAAAACTGAAAGACATTTTTCGGTGGCTGCTTTGTATGCCAAATAATTGACTATCAAATCCAAACGGAGCCTTGTAAAGAAATCCCCCAACCCAAACAATGTTCCCAATCTAAAAACAAGATGGTTTGAGTGGTTTTTTGTAATGTATTGTTCGGCTTCTAATTTGGTTTCCCCGTATAATGAAATGGGATTGGTAGGAGAAGTTTCATCCAACATCCCCTCATTAATGCCGTAAACGGAACAAGTAGAAGTAAATACAATCTTTCCTTTATAATTATCTACTAACCATTTGACCGTATTAACATTGACTTCTCGGGTCAATGTGGGATTTACATCACATGCTTCGGCACCAACTATAGCTGGCAACCATACGACAATATCATATTCGTTTATATTATTAAACGTTTTTGGATCTCTTACATCACCGTTGATGAACCTAATTGGCTTCATATATCTGGTTTCATATAGAAGGTTATCTATTACGGTCACTTCATGGTTGTTATCAGTAAATAAATCTGTAAGATAACCACCAACATATCCTGCACCACCAGCTATCAATATTTTCATAATTTTAATTTGTTATAATTTTTTGATAAAACATCAAACGTTCGTTTCAATATATCGGAACTAGAATCTACTTTAGATCCACCGGTATATATTATTTTTATACCTAATCTATTACATGTTTCTTTTTCTTTTAAGGATGAATTGTTTTCTGTTCTATCTCCACCATTACAAAAAATGTGTGGATTTATCTTTTCTAATGTTTTTGACACAGACCTATCCGAATCTATTGATATAACAACTTCATCGACTCCTTTTATATTTGAAACTATATATGCTCTATTTTTTTCATTTATTACTGAAGGTGTCGATTTTAATTTTGCTTGTTGATCGGAATTTATTATAGCTATTAAATATCCGCCAAGTTTCTTAGCATTTCTTATATAATCTATATGTCCGGCATGTAAAATTTGAAAATATCCACTAATAGCTACATTTATAGTAAATTTTTTAGTAATTTTTTTACAAATATCTAATAATCTCTCTTGAGACATTTTAAATTTTAACATATTTATATCTTTATGAACCCACTGAATATTGTCTGTTGTATATCCTCTGTGATTATCTATTCTATCTAAAGATGATATTCCTTTTTTACTTCTTGTTGAGAAATATAAATCTTCTCCTGTTAAATTACACTTTCCACTTTGCCATAAAAATTGTTTATTCATATCTTCCATCGAGACAGAAAAATTTATATTTCTTAAAAATGCGCCGCGCCTTATTGAAGTATAATAATTTTTAGTAATATATCCAATTCCTTTAAAATTTTTGTGTGTTATATTTATGTATTTTGGAGGCAATCCGACTTTTTTGGATTCATGAGTATTAAAATGTATCTTTATACACGAATTTATAAAGCCGGAATCATTTTTATTATTTTTCATTAGATTTATATCTTTATGAACCCACTGTACATTATTTTTTACGTATCCTTTAGATGAATTTATTCTGTCTAAAGATGCTGTTTTGTCTATAAAAGATAACGGCTCATCAACAAAGAAACATTTCTTGTTTTGTTTATTATACAATTTTTCTAAATAATTAATAGAAATATTAAATTTTAAATTTCTTGTTTTGGCATTTCGTTTTATTGAATTAAAATAATCCATTGGAATTATTTCCCCCCCTTTCCATTTAGGATTGTTTGGACCAATTATATTTCTTGAACAACATTTATGACAGTTTTTTGTATGTAAAATATTACTTTTAGTTGTTATATAAATATTATTACAATTACAATTGAGACATTTAACTTTATATTTAGAATGAATATTTTTCTTTGATTCTACACATTCTATTATTAATCTATCGTTCAATATCTTTCCGGATAAATTTTCTCGTATTCTCATATAAATTAAATATTTATGACTATTCTAAAAATTAAATTTATCATATCTAAAAGATTAGAATATTCAGATACAATTTTTACTTTCATAAGTTTAATGTTGGTTCAAAATAAACATGAGTCACTCCGTTAAATTCTAATTTAACATCTAACACGTTTTTATTGAAAATTTCTTTAGCTTTTTCTTTTACTTTGGGGTCACATATACCCAATACAAATCCACATCCTCCACTTCCCAGTAATTTTACTCCATAAGCACCAATAGTCAATAATTTTTCAGCAATCTCGTTAATTTTATTGTTGCTTATTAGAGATGAAATTTTCTGTTTTTCTTTCCACGATTCTAATAGGAGAGTTCCTATTTCTTTCAAATCTTCTTTTAAAAATGAATTATATGCTGTTTTCGATAACTCCAATATCTTAGTTTTGTCTTTATTATCGTGAGATTTAGCTATTTCTCCAGAATCGGTTCGTTGGTCGTTAGTATAAACTAAAATCAAAGAATCTTCAAATAGTTTTTTAAACTCATATGAAACAGGCAATGGCCGAACGAAAAACTCTCCGTTAGTAGTAATTTCAATTGAATTTAACCCCCCATATGATGCCCATATTTGATCTTGGATGCCTCCTGGCTCTTTGAGTATTTCTCTTTCAATACAAATGGCTTCTGTTGCAATTTTCTTTTTGTTTATGTTTAATCGATATTCTTTCCATAACGCATATAAAATAGACACACAAAACGTAGATGATCCTCCCAATCCTGTTCGTGATGGAATATCAGAAAACATGTGTATGTCAACAGAAGTTTGGTCCGGGCCACTATAACGTTTAAGAATTTCTCTTATTAGAGGATGTTTAATGTCTTTTATATCGGACACTACCTCTTGTTTAGAGTAAGATATAACAGACATATCGGATACTATGCTCGGCCTGAATCTGAAAGACGTGTAAATATATTTGTCTATGGTGGTGCCTATCAATAACGATCCATGTTCTTTGTAGAACGACTCATAATCAGTCGATCCGCCGAACAAAGACAATCTGAATGGTGCCTTTACAATTATCATATATTAGTAAAACTGGTGTTTACATTCTTAATTACAGAATATGCTCGAATCAATTCTTTTACACCACGATCAAGATCAAATTTACAAGACCACCCTAAAGATTCTAATTTAGCGTTCGATACAACATAGTTTCTTTGGTCTGGATCTTTGTTAATAGGAGATTCAGTAATATAGAAATCTGGTATTTGTTTTTTAATGGCTAAACACAAATTCATTTTACTCATGTTAATGTTAGTGTTACCAACGTTGAACGGTTGTCCTATCATTGTTTCATAACCATGAATACAAAACTTAAATGTATAGGCAATATCTCTAATATGAATAAAGTTTCTCATGAAATGTGATTCAAATAGCACAATGAATTTGTCGTTGAACGCTCTATAAACCATATCGTTGACTAACAAATCTAATCGCATTCTTCGTGATACACCAAATACCGTAGCCAATCTCAATGTAATAGCAGATCCACAATCCAATAACGCTTTCTCCGCATCACATTTAGTTTCTCCATACAAAGAAATTGGTTTGAGAGGAGTTTCTTCTGTGCAATGCACGGTTTGATCATCTACTACTTGCCCTACTCCGTATCCTGAATTGGTAGTTGGATAAATAACAACTTGACTTTTGGATATATTATCAGCCAAAAATTTAGAACTACCATAATTGACCGCTACAGTTTCCGATGGAAATTTTCTACAAGCGGGCATTCCAACATAAGCCGCTAAATGGATAATTATATCATTTTCTGATGTGAGTTTTCCAAACAACTTTTCATCTCGAACATCACCACAAATAAATTTAAAGTCGTCACGCCAACAATATTCGGTTAAACATGGTTGTTTATACAATAGATTATCCAACACGGTCACATCATATAGTAATGGTTTTGGCCAAGCATCATTAGCAGCCAATAAATGTTCTACCAACACGTTTCCAAGATATCCAGCACCACCAGTGATCAATATTTTCATATATTATTCAAAATGTTTGTTAGTTTTATAATTTTTTCTTCTTCCAAGTCAGGATAATTACCTATATACCATCCAAAATGGTGAACATGATCACAAACTGGATGGTTTTTGTATTCTCCACAAAAAAGATCTTTAAGATATGGTTGACGAAGTTGGTTCCCTCCTCCCGACATACCTCTTCTAAACTCTATACTCTTTTCATACATGAGTTTTTCAATTTTATTCCGCAATTCAAAATCCGGAGATTTTAACAACAATGTAAAGGCATAATTAGAGTTGCCTTCTCTATCAAATTCTACAAAATATTTTTTTGGATCTAAATTATCCAGAAATACGTTCAGGCTGTGTGCTCTTTTTTCGTTATTATTATCTAATCTATTGAGTTGGTTGATAGCCAACACTGCGTTTATTTCCGTCGATCGCATGTTGTGGGCCGGATAAACGAAAATAAAATCTTTATTTAAATCTGGGTTGGCGTCAATAACATATTGTTTTAATACCATATCAGTGCTTTCCCTGAGAAGACCGTGAGAACGAAGAATTCTAGCTAATTCATATACGTTTTGATCATCAGTGCATATCATACCACCTTCAATGGAGGTCATATGATGAGCATAATAGAAAGAAAAGTTAGATATTAACCCAAACGTTCCTAATTTTTTACCTTTAAACGTGGCTCCGTGAGATTCACACACATCCTCCACTAAAGCGACTTTGTTTCTTTTACATATATCAAGTATTTCATCAGTAATACCATTATATCCAAGAATGTGTGTCAAAAATATAGCAGATGTTTTTTCTGTAATTTTACTCTCTAATAAACTCCCGTCTAATGCTAGGTTTTTTAGGTTTATATCACTAAATACAGGATTTAATCCTGCATGAAGAATTGATGCTATATCCGATACCCAAGTTAAAGGTGGAACTATTATTTCATTTTTATCACGAAATAAATGTTTTAGTATTAATGTGGTGATTGTATTAGCAGAACTTCCTGAATTTACAAACACACTATATTTTATACCCAACCATTCGCTCCACAATTTCTCAAATTCTATTACTTTTTTAGAATTGGTTAAAATAGGCATGGGTTGTTGAGACAAAAAATCCACTAATGATTTAATATCCTCGTCTGTGATATTATTATACATCAACGGCCATTTGTAATCGTGTTTCGAAATTTTCATATACTCATATACCAATCAACAGTTTTTTGTATTCCTTCTTCTAAACGAGTCGGTGGAACATATTTTATTTCTTTTAATAAAGTAGATATATCAAAAACTCTTCTTGGTTGTCCATCGGGTTTAGAGGAATCCCATCTGATTTCTCCTTTATAACCAACACTATCAACAATAACATCCACAAGTTCTTTTATTTTAATTTCTATACCAGTCCCCAAATTAACAGGACCTTTTCCAGAATAATCCTCTGCTGTTTTTATCATGGCTCTAGCGGCATCATCTACATACAAAAATTCTCGTGTTGCATTTCCAGTCCCCCACACTTCTATTGATGGTAGATTTTCTCCCCTGGCATCCACAATTCTCTTTACAAGAGCGGCAACCACATGAGATTTGTTTGGATCAAAACAATCTTCGGGTCCATAAATATTGGATGGTATTAAAACTACAGAATCAAAATTATATTGTTCTCTATAAACCCATGACTGAACTACCATAGCTTTTTTGGCGGTGGTATATCCAATCATGCTTCCGTCTGCCAATCCTTTAAAAAAATCTTCTTCTTTATATGGTATTGGAACTTCATTAGAATATCCTCCTGATCCAAATGCCACTAACTTTTTTACACCATGGATCATAGAATAATGTAATATGTTTGTGTTTATCATTACATTATCATAATAAAATTCTGCTGGAAAGGCTTTGTTTGCCCCTATTCCTCCAACTCTGCCTGCTAAATGAAATACCACATCAGGCTTTAGTTGAGACAATAAAGTGTTAACGTCGTTCGGATCTCTTAAATCTCCGTCGTATCTTGAGATGGGTAATATCTCTTTTATGTTTCTTTTGTAAAGAATTTTTGTAAGAGCCTCTCCGACGAATCCATCTGCTCCCGTAATTAATACTTTTTTATTATCTAATATCATACTATAGAAACCATTCTATTCTTTATGTCAATATAAGTGTTATTAATGCCGTTGTCAAGATTTACTTTTGATCCCCAACCTATTTCTTTTTTTATTTTATCTGGGGAACACCACTGACAATCAATTTTGGATCTATTGGTACATTTAATTAACGACACATTTTTTCCTGATGCTCTAATAATAGATTCACATATATCTATAACGGTGTGTTTTGTATTTGTACAGATGTTATACGGACCCAAAAATGGAGACTCATCTAATTTATTCATCAACATTAAAATGGCGTCAATAGCGTCATCAATATAACAATAAGATCGATATTCATCTCCCGTTGTTCTAATTTGAAATGTTTCGTGGAGATCATTAATTTTAGCACACATTACAGGAATCAAAGATCCGTCGTTGTAATCATACGATTGGCCCGGTCCGTAAATTCCACATAACCTACCAACGGCTATTCTCATAAACGAATTTTGTTGGGCGTGGTATTCTAATGTCATTTCTCCGACGTGTTTAGCCACTCCATATGATAGATCCGAACCAAGAGGATCGTTTTCTCTTAAAGGATCGTGGTCTAATCTAGTTTTGTATATGTGAGAACTACTAGCATAAAAGAATTTTTTGGCTCCAGCCAAAGACGCGAATTGTATTACATTGGCGTCTATTTTCGTGTTTACGGCAAATATATCATATGGATAATTTACATATACATCTATCCCACTTACTCTGGATGCCAAGTGGATAACTTCGTC